TGAGTAACTAAAGATGATTTTAATAAACTAAAACTTACCAATATACCTTGTTTCATACACTCCATTTGAAATTTTAAAACTGCCTGTGTATAATGCATAGACACATCACTATGACATGGAGTACAAACCATTATTTTAGCTTTTGGTTCTTGTCCTATATTTATTTCTATAGTATCTGATTCAACTTTTTTTTCTTTAATTGTTTGGTAAGTATCTTCGTTAAACCAAATAGGTTTATTGTTTTGCATTAATTGCTCCTTTTAAAAATCGGTTCCAAGTATTTCCTTTTATCTTCCAGTCATAAAAATAATTAACAAATTTTTTTTGCATTTTTAAATGCTCTATTATATTTGGATCTTCTAAAGATAATGCAGCCATTTCAATACTTCCTGCAAATTTTTTAGCTAAACTTCTATAATCATTCGAATAAGGAACATACATTGGAAACTCAGCTCCTGTTTCATATAAAGCTCCATAATTAGTTGTCACGCAATAAAGTCCAGCAGCCATGGCTTCTAGTAAAGATATACAAGAAGTCTCTTCCCAAATACTAGGGTATACAAACAATCTGTAATCTTTTAAGTGTTCTTTAATATATTCGTTTGGCCTATACCCAATATAATTAACATTTGGTAATTTTTTTGCTTGATTATATAAATCATGATAGTGGTGATCATTGTGATCATGAAACGCTGCACCATATACTTCTGTTGAAGAATAAACATCTAAACTAATTAATGGATTTTTAACCAACTGCATTGCACCAAGCAATACAGATAAACCTCTCCACGGAGTACAGTGATGTATAATTTTTATCGGTTCTCCTTTTTTATAAATAGTTGGAATAGGTTCTATATTTTCTATACCATTTTTTATTACTAAACATTTTTCTGTAGGTAATTCAAATTTTTTAGTAAACTGTTCAAAGTTCCAATTAGAGTTAAATACATACCAATCATATTTATGATGATTTGATTTATCTTGAAACCAGCTAATTAAATTTCCTTGATCCCAAGAATTTTTTTGCCAAAGAATATTTATCTTAGTTGGATGTAAAGGTACTTTACCTGGAACTGATGTACAAATTTCTACTTGATTAAGTAAGTTTGTTTCAACATGCTTTTTTAAATATTCTAATTGTAACTCTGTTCCACCTCTAGGATTTTGGTTTGTCATTATTTTGATTTAAAACTTTCTGTAAAATATTCAATCCTTTCGGGGATACCTGTACCGTTAAATCTTGAGCAATATGCTCTGCAACTGTTTCAGTGTTAGGATCAGCTATATCAGCTTCTTTCTCTGCTTCGTCTTTATATATTTTATTTGTTCTAGTATTTCTTAGAATTACTGTTGTTGTGCAATCAATTTTTAATAAGTCTTCGTCTGCCATTATCCATTCTCCTGTGATCTGTCTATTAAAGCATAGCTTACAACACCTGTTATATCATTTGCTGCACTTGCTTGTATTTTTATAACATCTCCTGCTTCTAAATTCAAGGTATTTACAACCATATTTGCCATACTTTTATTAAGTTGTGCATGGCCTATTTCTATATCACTACCGCCAGATTTTTTTATATATAAATCTACATCTACATTTGATGCAGTCTGGTGACTAGCTTGTACCGTTTTTACAATCGCTACTGCAGAGGTAGAGATACTTAATACCGTTGTTAAATTAGTATTTGTTAAATCAAATGCTGCACTTTTATATTGTATGGTCATGATAGAAAATAATTATATGTATCTTGTTCTTCTTTCAAGTCGTTTTGAAATGAAAAATTAAGTTGGTCTTTTAGTGTTGCAACAGATTCTAAAATCTGTCTTTGATTGTCTACTTCATACTCTTGTTTTGGTTCAGGTATATATGCAGTTATTTTAGCCATTATCTTCTTCCATCTGGTTTTATATCTACTCTTAATGTTCCATAACGCCAAGTCTCACCTACAGCATCATTTTCTATTTTAATTGCAAGTAGTCTTCCTCTAGCTCTAGTATCTACCTTATCAGTAGACGATGTTACTGTAAAGGGTCCAAGAGGTGAACTTGATGCTGTATCATTTGGATAGTTATTTAATAATAGTGTTACTTTTGAATTACCACTTAATACTTTAAAATCTGGTATAAATCGTTTCATAGACATAATAAACTCACCATCGCCTCTAAAATCAGCAGATCCTGTTGTCTGACCCAAAGCACTTTGTCTAGCAGATATATCAAAATCACCTGATTGTATAAAAGCATCAATTGATGTTGTACCAGAACTATTTATTTGATCGGTTCCGGTTTCATGAGCATAGTAAGTTGATGCACCATAAGTATTTGTAATACCCTGTATTGGAAAATTAGGTAAAGCATTTTTAATATAATCTGTTGCATAAGGTAGATCGTAGACACCGGTATCAATATAAGAAGTTCTATCTAAAGAAGATGTAGTCCAACAATTTTCTCCATAATTATATACTACACATCTATTAATTTGTTCTGAACCTGCTGCCGGATAAAACCAATTAATTTCATTATACAACGTGTTATGTTCTGCATAAACTAATTGATTTGAACTATAATTAATTCCTAAATTATCTCCATTTGTTGTAAATACAAAATCTTCAACTAAACAAGGAATGGCTTTTACAGTACCATCAAACATAAAAAATCCACCTTCACCTGACATCCAAAACACAATACCATTAGAATAACTTAATGCATTTTGACCAATCAATCCGCAGTTAGTACCAACTTGTCTAACACTAAATGTAAATGGTGGTCCAACATATTGAATTACATATGCAGAACTATCTGTTAAAACCAAAGTATAATCTTTACCAGATACTGCTCCTATAATTTCATTACCTTTATCTAATCTAAATGTTCCTGCGGTATTAGTTGCCGTTGGAGTATAAGTATTAAAATCTTCTTGATTAGAGAATCTAATAAACATTGGATCTTGAGTTGTTGAATCACCTATTGTTGTTTCTGTTCCAAAATGGAATACATGTCTATCTCTATCAGATACTTGAGTTAATCTTGTTTTAGTAGGAGCACCAGACATAACGGTTGCTCTAATAGTTCTTGGATTAGCGGCACCTGCATTCCATGTAAATGTTTTACCATTATGAATAGTTGCAACAAGTATTTGACCAAAATTATCAAGAGACCATAAACCTGGATCTAAAGTTACAGCACTAGTTGCACTTGCTGTTCCCCATGTGCTTGATCCCCATGTAGATGTACCCCAACCTAAACCAGCAGTTTGAAAAGTAGGACCAACTACTTCATAAGGATCAATTTGGGCAGACCCTGTTCCACTACTAGCACCTGCTGAGTTTGTTGGCATAGTAATTTGAAAAGTATTTGCAGTTTTGTTCAGTATTTCAAAAGTATTTCCAGTGAAATCTGCTATTGCATAACCTGAACTTGTTGGAACCGTAACAGATGAAAATGTTACATATCTTCCATTTAATAAACCATGTGATGTTTTATTAACCGTAACTGTTGCTGACCCAGAGGTAACTGTAAAAGTGGCTCCTGTAATTACATCATCATCTATTGGAGAAATATCAAAAAAATTACCTTCATAATATAAAAATAAACCTTGTGATGTACCGATTGCTACATATTTTTCGCCTGCAATAGATGTGAAAACATGTTGTGCTCTTGCTGCACCTGGTAATGTATTATTTGAATTAGTGAGTTGACTCCAGCCACCTATTTTTTCAGGCAGTCCGTATCTAAATCTAACAAAATCTCCATCAACCCATTGTGATTCACCACCTGAGTCTGTAACCATTTTATTAAAACCAGGTTTAAAGTTAAGTTTTTGTAGCATACTTTAAAATATACCAGTTTGTTTGTTATAGCAAGATTTCTTATCTTGCAGTTGTTGGTATTCCTGTTGATGTAACAAATGGATTTTCTGCAAATGCCATGAAAAGATAATTTCCATTATTTGTGTTGATATTAGAATCAGTACCTCTTATTTTAAAACCATTTGATAAAAAATCTACTGCAAATCCAGAGCTTGTGCTTTCAGCGGAAGTTGAATTTGATTTAAGTGTAGTTTCATTAGGATTAAATGGCCCTCTTTTATTATCATACATCATCCAATCACCAGTACCATCTCTTCTTTTAATTATCATAAAAGCGGGTTTAAATACAGTGTTTATATAGATTGAAGTAGATGAATTTCCATTTGCTTTGTAATTGCCTATTCTAGAATAACTAGGAACTTCATGAAAACAGTAAGCTATAAAATCTTCGCCTGATTGATTTGTGTCAGCATAACTTCCATTTGCTATAGTAAAAACTGAGCTTGTAGGTGCTGTGCTATTAAATGGATTAGTATTTACACTTTCTGCCCCATTATCAAAACCCATCGCATAATTCCATCCACTAAAACTTGAACTACCAATTTTCCAACCAGCAGTTCTATCTCTATTTTTAATAATTAAAAGATCTAAAGCTTGAGTTAAACCATGACCAACAGTGTTGTTAGAGTTTCCTGTTCCTGTGTATCCTACGACACTAAATCCAGCAGTAGTGTTTGCAGATACAGTTGAAGTTATTAAACCATCTGAGTTTGATGAAGTTCCATTAGCAGCTAACCAA